GCCTTAACATGTGGGTATGTTGATATGCTATAATCTCTCAGGGAGATAATATGGCAGATGAAATAACTATTTATTGGGCACCAGGTTCATTTAATAGCTTTTCTCTGTCTTCAGACCTACTCTATTCTGAGCCAGCCTCAATTTTAGATAAGCTTTTAAAAAATAAACTTCCTGGTGCAGGTATTGGAATGTGCCCAGCTACACGTGGACTACTGAGCAATACCTTTGCACTCCAAAGCAATATTGATGACGAGTTTGAGCTAAACAATACAGCTTTTTCAGAACTAAACACAAGTCTTGGCGAGTCTAAGATATTTTTTTCACAACCCAGAGAAACAAGTTTTCCAGGACATATTAATGTAACCTATGACATGAGCTGGCTATTGTTTGCCTCTGAGCCAGTTGAAATGAAGCTTATATCTCCATACTTTCCAGCTAAAGGAATTTGTGACGGATCACTGTTCTCACCAGGATCTTTTGATATAGGAAGATGGTACAGGCAAATCAATCTTGATTGGCATATACCAGAAAGCACAGAGAGGATTTCTATAAAAGAAGATCAAGAGCTTGCATATCTTGAGTTTAAAACAGATAAAAAAATCAGATTTCAGAGGTATGTTGTCAGCCCAAGACTTTCGGCTATTGCAGATGAGCTTTCTAAGTCTCATATTAAATATGGAAAAAGGTGGGCAATGAACAAAAAGTATGACCTTGCCAAAAAATCTGGAATAAGGGAGCTTGTTCTTTCAGAAATAAAGAAGAACTTGGTAGTAGAATAGCTTGTAGCGACCAGACATGCTGTTATGGTATAATTTTTATAAGGAGAGTTTTTATGAGTGAAATACAGACTAAAAGTTTTGCATTTATTGTAGATGGAGACGTCGTTGGAGTTTTTCATATTCCAGACGTTGCTCCAAATCATGAAAGGCTTTGGGCAGGAATGTCTTCAAGCCCAATAGTGGTAGAGTCAACCAGTAATCCAGATGTTCAGTTTGGCTGGACTTATGATGGCCAAAGCTTCATTGCTCCTCAAGGATAGTAATGTCTGAGCTAACTCCATGGCAACAGTGGAAACAAAATTTAGGAGATACTCGTCCTTGGGATCTGCTTAATCCACAAACCGAATATGTAGATGAGGCTGTCTCAAAGAAAAGATTTTCTATTTGCGAGTCTTGCCCAGAGCTTATTTCTGCCACTAAGCAGTGTAAAAAATGTGGCTGCTTTATGGTTTTAAAAACAAAAATGGAGAAGGCAGTTTGTCCACTTCACAAATGGTAAATCCCATAAAAGCAAAAGAGTTTCCATCTTTCTTGAGTGATGAAGAGACTTCAATTATTTTAGAGTTCGCTAAAAACACAGACCTTTGGGGTCACCTAAGCAATGACTTCTGGAGTGGTCGAGTAATCCAAGCGTCTAGTATTAATCAAATAAATAAAGAATTAGGGAAAACCTTACAGCAAATTAAAGATAGGGCCTTAAAGTCTATTAAAGAACATTATAAAATTGATGATCAGATTTATTCAGATATCTTTGTTTTGACTAGGTGGCTTCCAGGAATGAGCCAGTCGCCCCACTCCGATGACATGGAAAATACGCCAGATGCTTTAAATTTTAGCCATAGAAAATATGGGGCAATCGTTTATTTAAATAACGATTTTGATGGCGGACAAACATTTTATCCTCAGCACAATATTTACATTAATCCAGAACCAGGCAAAATGGTAGTTCACCCAGCCGACACTGATCATATGCATGGAGTAACTGCTATAGGAGAAGGAATTAGGTTTACACTTGCAAGCTTTATTACACTTGATCCAACAAAAAAAATGCAAGAGTACTAATAAAAATGACATCTTCAAGTCCACATATTAATGATTCTGGGAATGAGGTTCCAGAAAATATAATTGCCATAGTTCCAAACAGTACAAAAGATGCGTGGTCCTATAAAGATATTCTTTTTCCACTGAAGGGAGAGAGTAAGCGTGACTGGTTTAACTCTCATTTTTATTATTGCCTCCCTTTGATAATTGGAAATCAGTATGGAATTGCAGTTAGATCTCAATATACGTTTAAGGCCACCTGGCCAGGCGGAGAAAAGCCAGCAGTCTTGTCTTTTGAGGAATCTCCCAGCAATCCGCAACAAGGCGTTTCCACACACTTTGAAAATGGAATAATTACTTTTCAAAACTACTTTGCACTAAAGACTCCGCCAGGCATTAATTTAATGACTATTCAGCCACCAAACATGTATGTCCCTGGATGCGTAGCCATGACAGGTGTGGTTGAAGCAGATCAAATACGAAGAGATTTTACTTTTAATTTAAAAATGACTGTGCCAAACTACGAGGTAAAGATAAATAAAGGAGACGTCATTGGGGCATTTATTCCAATACCCAGATATTTCGTAGAAAGTTTTGACCTGGCTTCTGCGTCAGACTTGTTTGACGAAGAGCTTTGTGAAAATGAGCTAAAAGAGGCAAGGGCGTTAGGTCTTGAGCGAGGCACTTTGGATAAGGAAAAAAACCATGGTTCGGGTAGAAGATACTTTAAAGGCCTTCACTCTGATAATACTCCATACGCAGATCATCAAAAAACTATTAAATAAATAAAGGCATAGATAGATACCGTGGTATAATAAAACCATGGCTACTGGAGAATCCCTAAATTACGACCTTCCTTACCCACTTTTTGACGACCCAGTCAATGTTCATGGCGACATAAAAGAACTAGTAGATAAGCTTGAGGCCGTGCTACCACTATCTTCATACTCTCAAATTAGAGTATTAAATAATAGTGGCGTGTCAATTTCTGCAGGGGATCCAGTATTTGTAACTGGATATACCAGCGCAACTACGGTAAGCAAGGCAACATCTTCAACCACTCAGCCAATTCTTGGTTTAGCTAAAACCTCAATTAGCAATGGGGCAAACGGCATTGTTGTTGTTTCTGGAATTTTGGAAAGCATCAATACTTCTGGATTTGCTGCTGGAGATATTCTTTATGCTGGTGCATCTGGGGGGCTAACTGCTACTCAGGATGTTGGCGGAGCTGTTGGAGTTGTTGCACACGCAGCAGAGCAGGGGCTCGTTATTGTTGAAGCAAAAGGCAACGGTACTTGGGGTGCTCTTAAAGCTGGACTAGCTTAGTGTGGTATAATAACAATCATGGCAACTACTAGAGGATCCGCTTCATCCTATTCCGTTGGAAATAATCCACCACTTGTCACATGGACCGTTGTTCGTGGGGACACTGCTGCATTTAAGGTATACGTTACAGACGATGACCGCCAACCATTGACTATTGCAGACTGGACAATTGCTATGAAAATGAAACGTCCAGCAAACCCAGTTATTCCACCAATTATGACTGACAGCGCAACTGTACTTCTCACCCTTACTCCAGCTGCCGATGCAGACGACCTACCTGGTGAATTTACAGTATCTTTGGCAGCATCTCAAACTCAGACGCTTCAGACTGGAGATATTTTTGATATCCAGCTTTCTTTACCACAAAATGAAATTGTTTGGACAGTAGCTCAGGGTGCCATGGTAATCCTTGAGGATGTAACTGACTAATGGCAACAGCAGTAATTGCAAATAAGTCAAACATAACAAAAAAAATAGAAACAAAGCAATATCCTAGATTTTCTATTAATCCTTCAAGAAAAATTGTTCGAATTGAAGAAACAGTTCCGTTTAGAATTCGTTTAACAAATATTACCGTTCCAGGCTACGGTGCAAATACTATTCCTGGAATTGGAATACAGATTATTGGCTACAGCAACTACATATTATAAAATAAATTATCATAAAAGCCATTATAATTAAATCATGGCAAGAACCTCTATCCCCTATGTAAAAACACGCTTTGAAACTGGAGATCGTCCATCTCAAGAAGACTACGTTGATCTGATTGATACCCTTAGCTCCCAGGCAACCGACCTTGGTACAAGTGGAAACAATGAGAACTCCATAGCTCAAATTGAAAATCCAACAGTCGTTGATAGCTTTGATGCAACTGTATGGAGAATGGTAAAGTATCTTATTTCTATTTCAAAGACAACTAACGGAGACAATAAGTTTTATGCAACAGAATTAACCATTTTAGTAGACGGTACAAATGTTAGCGTCTCTGAATATGGAACAATAGACACGAATGGGAATATGGGCACCATTAGCGTCTCTAAGACTGGAAATACCGTAGCGATTACGCTTACCCCAGATTCAGTCGTAAAGCCAGTCACACTACGTTACGCACGTATTGGACTTAAGGCATAACCTCTAGGAGATAAAAAATGGCAACAGTAAACAAGAATTTTAAGGTCAAGCATGGCTTGGTCGTTGAAGGTACCACAGGTACTATTAATGGTGAGGACATCCTTACCAAATCCGAAGCAGACATTGATTACATTATTGATCAAGTTGGTGGCTCTGGTGTTTCAACCAACACCCCAAGCACCCTAGTCCTTCGTGATGCAAATGGAGATTTTGCTGCAGGAACTATTACTGCAGAAGATGGTTTTTCTGGAGATCTAGAGGGTGATGTCACTGGAAATGTAACTGGTGATCTAACTGGTAATGCAGATACAGCATCTGCCCTAGAAACAGCACGTAATATTGAGCTAACTGGCGATGTGACTGGTACTGTATCTTTTGATGGTACTTCAAATGTTCAGATATCCACAACCCTAAATGCTGACTTTGCTACAGACTCAGAGGTGGCTACCGCTAAGCAGGAGGCTATTGACGCAGCAGAAGGTTATACAGATACTGAATTGTCATCACACAACAGCTCTACATCTGGAGTACATGGTGTAACTGGCGATGTGGTTGGAACTTCTGACACTCAGACACTTACAAACAAGACTCTTGGTTCTGGAACTAATCTTTCTGTAAACCTAGACATGAACGGTAACAAGATTGAAGATCTTGGAACCCCGACTGCTGGCACAGACGCCACAACAAAGAATTATGTAGATGACGCAGATACCACAACTCTTGGTTCTGCCAACAGCTACACTGACGGCCGTGAAACAGCCATCACTACCGCTTACGAGACATATGCAGATCAGGCAGAGGCAGACGCAATTAGCTCAGCAGCTTCAGATGCAGCAGCCCTGTATGCACCACTTGCTGGAGCAACCTTTACTGGAGCTGTAGTTCTAGCCGCAGATCCTACTCAGGCTCTCGGTGCAGCTACAAAGCAGTATGTAGACTCTATTACCGAAGGTCTTCACGTAAAGGCTGCAGTTCTGTCCGCAACTGATGCTAATCTATCTGCCACATACTCAAATGGTACTTCTGGAGAAGGGGCAACACTTAATCTTGGTTCAGCAGCAACCCTTACAATTGGTGGAGTTAGCTCTTGGGCACAATATGATGGAATTCTTGTAAAAGATCAAACAAATGGTTTTGAAAATGGTCGCTACTTTGTAGATCAGGTTGGTGGAGCATCTACTGACTGGATCTTAAAACGCTGTACCTCATGTGACGAAGCTACAGAAATACCTTCAGCTTATGTTTTTGTTCAGTCTGGAGACTACGAGGGCACTGGTTGGGTAGCCATTGTCGAAAACCCATCGTCCTTTGAGGTTGGAGTAGACGATATTTCTTGGTATCAGTTCTCTGGTGCTGGAGAGTATACCGCAGGTCTTGGTATAGCACTTGACGGAACATCGATTGCTATTGATGACACTTACACTGCAACTAAGTCTTATGTAGATGGCGAAATCACAGACCTAGATACTGCTGCTCAGGGGTATGCAAACACAGCAGAAGGTAATGCAAATGATTACACAGATGACCGTGAAACAGCTATTACAACTGCATACCAGAACTACGCTGATACAGCAGAAGCTGATGCAAAGATCTACACAGACGAAGAAATTGCTGCCCTAGATTCTGATGATATTGAAGAGGGTTCTAACAACCTATACTTCACAAACCAAAGGGCTATTGACGCAGTAGGTGGAACAATTGGCGATGCTATTGATGCACTTGACACAGACGACATTGAAGAAGGAGCAACTAACCTATACTTCACCGATGGCCGTGCTAAGACATCTGCAGCAGAACTTCTAACTGGTGCAACACTAACCAATATCACAATTACTGGTAACGGTTCTGGTCTTACCATTACCGCAGAAAACGGTGTTGCAGACTCTGACACAGATGATCTTGCAGAAGGAACTACAAACAAGTACTTTACAGATACTCGTGCAAAGGATGCAGTTGCTGCAGCCCTAGGCGATGGCATTGAGTACGAAACTGGTGCTTTCAATGTTAAGGTTGGCGAAGGCCTAGATATCGGTGGAGGTACTGGAAACGAGATTGTCGTTGACCGTAATACTGTAGACACCTGGTACGATGCAAATGGTGCAGCAGCAACAGCACAAGAGGCAGCAGAAGATTATGCAGATGGACTTGCAGGAAACTACGAAGTGGCAGGAGCAGCAGCAGCAGCTCAGGCTGCAGCCGAAGGCTACGCAGATGGTCTTGCAGCTAACTACGACCCAGCAGGATCTGCAGCTACTGCCGAGACTGACGCAAGAAATTACGCAGATGAGCTAATCGGTGATGCAACTGTTGACGGTACAGCTGGAAATACAGTAACTGCTAGAATTGCAACAGCAGTATCTAACCTAGTTGATTCTGCACCAGCAACTCTAGACACTCTAAACGAGTTGGCTGCAGCACTTCAGGATAACCCAGACATCATCTCTGACCTACAGGACATTGCTGCTGGAAAGCAGGATACACTAACTGCAGGTGCAAACATTGACATTACAGGAGCAACAATCTCTGTAACTGGTCTAGATACTGACGATGTTTCTGAGGGTACAAACTTGTACTTTACAGATGCAAGAGCAGTAGACGCACTTGAGGCAGTAGTTCCAAACTTTACAGAAGTAGATATTAACTCTGTTGCAACTCAGGTTGCTGCTACAGGATCTGCTACAGCAGCTACAGCAACTACAGCTTACTCTTTTGCAAAGGCTGACTACCGTTCTGCCAAGTTCTTGGTAAAAGTTGCTTACGGAACTCACACAGAAATTTCTGAAGTTCTGTTAACACTAGATACATCAGACAACGTAGCTATTACAGAATATGCAATAATTGGAACAAATGGAACTCTTTCCACAATAAGTGCCTCAGTTGTTGGAGCTAACGTTAACCTGTTAGTAACTCCTACAAACAACTCTTCGGTAACTGTTATGGGAACACTACTAGCTTAATAAGGTTAAGGTAACAGCATGACTATAGAAAATAAAGACTTTAAAGTCAAAAAAGGACTGCAGGTTGCAGAAGGCGGTGTCTTCGGTGACGCTGTCACAGTTGGTGCTCCAACTGAAGCAAACCATGCTGTAACTAAGTCATATGTTGACGAACTTACGGGAGGAATGCCAGTAGGGCCAGAAGCTCCTGAGTCGCCAGACAATGGAACTCTATGGTTTGATACACTAACACAAAGAGTCAATGTATACTACGGTGGATCTTGGATGACCGTTGCAACAGTTGACGATACCCTAAATATCCCACAACACATCCACGATACTTCAATTGATGGCAATGGACTTATCGTAACCACTTTTACAAGCGGTGGAAGTTTTAATGACCCACAAGGATCTCCAGTCGACGGCGGTGGGCCATCTACAACAGTATGGTCTATCGTACTCGATGGAGGAACTCCAGTGGATAATTTTAATTAAAAGCTAGTATAATTAAAGAGTATGGGAAGAACCCATTAGGAGATTATTATAAATGGCAACTAGAATGCAACAGCGCAGAGGAACTGCAGCACAGTGGACATCAGCAAACCCAGTTTTGGCTGCTGGTGAGATTGGTTTTGAAACCGATACTAGCCAGTTTAAGATTGGTGATGGTACCAACACTTGGTCAAGCCTTTCTTACTTTAAAAACTTAGAGGACCTTGGTGGAACTCTAGATGACTATATTCCACTAACCCAGAGAGCAGCTAACAATGGTGTGGCTACTCTAGATGGAACTGCAAATGTCCCACTAAATCAGCTGGGGAACATTATTGATGACTCTGCAGGAGCGTGGACTACCTGGGGCTCTGTTCCGACCATAAACGATATTGCAGCAGCAATTAATAATAATCCAGACTACTTTACCTCTGTCAACTATGACATTGGAGTACTAGGCGACTCTATCGAGACAAATAGCGACGCCATCCAGGACCACGAAACTAGAATCGGCGTTGTAGAGGCATCCTCTGAGACTAATACTTCAGGTATTACTGGATTGGACACAAGAGTTGGAGATTTAGAAACTTCCGTAGGTGACCTAGAGGGAGATCTTACAACACTATCGACTACAGTTGGTGCAAACTACACTACCCTAGATGGTAATCTCACCACTCATAACTCAGACACTACCAACGTTCACGGAATTGTAGACACAGCAGCTCTTGCAACTAAGACTGGAACTGAAACACTAACCAACAAGACTATTTCTGCAGCAGATAACACTGTAACAGTTAACCTAGCAGATGTTATCGATGTAACTGCATCAGTTTCAGAAGTAAACATTCTTGACGGAGCAACTCTTTCAACTACAGAGCTAAACTATGTAGATGGCGTAACTTCTGCAATCCAGACTCAGCTAGATGCTAAGGCACCACTGGCTGACCCAACATTTACAGGAACAACAACTGCTGCAGATCTTTCTATTACTGGAAACCTTACTGTTGGTGGAACAACCACAACTGTCAATGCAACAGATCTAGCTATATCAGACCCACTAATTTACATGTCTAGCGGTGCCTGGACAACAGATATCGTAGACGTAGGATTCCTTGCTGCTACAGGTGAAGTCGGAGGAACTGAGGGAGACCACAAGCACTCTGGATTGTTCCGTGACGTAAGCGATGATAAGAAGTGGAAGCTTGTTTCAAACGTTCCACACCCAGTATCAAATACTGTAGATCTAACAAACGCTGCATACGATACTCTAAGACTTGGAGGAGTAGAATTCTCTGACGGTGTTCAGGTTAAGCAAGGGGTTCCTTCTCTTACTGAGATCAACCAGAAGACAGATGCCTATACAACAGTCCTAGGAGACCGTGACAAGCTCGTAGAGGTGTCTTCAGCCACTGGTGTGACTGTAACCATCCCTACAAATTCATCTGTTGCTTATCCAGTAGGAACATCAATCGATATTCTACAAACTGGCGCTGGACAGGTCACAATTGAAGGAGCAGCTGGAGTTACAGTTAATGCTACTCCAGGCCTAAAGCTACGTACCCAGTGGTCATCTGCTACACTATTTAAGAGAGCCGAAAACACTTGGGTAGTTTTCGGAGACTTGTCAGCGTAATTAACAAATTTAGGAGATATATAAATGGCAGCAAATAAAAGAGTGGGAAAGAAATCTCTTGCACAAAATGATCATCTAGCACCAGCAGCCCCTTCAATTGGCGCTGTTGCAGATGTTGGAACCGCCAGGGCATTTAATAATGGTGCTGCAACAGTAGCATTTACTGCTCAAGGTCCAAATGCTGCTACTTCATTTACTGCAACATCATCTCCTGGTGCATTCACTGCAACTGGAGCATCTTCTCCACTTACAGTAGAGGGCTTACAGTCAAATGTGGCTTATACCTTTACTGTAACAGCAACTAATGCCGAGGGAACAAGCCCAGCTTCTTCAGCTTCAGCATCTGTTACAGCAACCACCGTTCCAGCAACTCCGACTGCCCCTACAGCATCAACTCCGTCAGCAGGTGTGGATAGAGTTGAATGGACAGCCCCAACAAATGGTGGAAAGGCTATTACTAGCTACACCTGGGCGTCATCTGACAGCAAAACTGGGACAACCTCAAGCACCACTGTTGACGTTTCTCAGGAGCAGGGGACAGACCAGACATACACTGTTTTTGCAACTAATGAAAACGGAAATTCTGGAACTTCTACCGCATCTAATAGCGTCACAACTACCTTTTCGTTTGCTCCGTTTGGTGCATTTGGATTCTCTCCATTTGGATTCTCTCCATTCGGATTCTCTCCATTCGGATTTGCCCCTTGGGGTGGCGGAAGATACCCAATCTAACAGCCTTTATGCTATAATTTAATTAAGTTATAGAAAAGAGTTGTTATGAAAAGCCCATTACCCAGTTTAAGTAAATCCGCACAGCCACACAAATTCTTTGAAAGATATTTAGACAATGATCTAGATACCTTATCTCAAGACCTAAGGCTCAGATATGAAAAAATTAAAAACGCAGAGATAGTTGGCGTAACACCATTAACAGACTACGAGTCTTGGCAAGAATCAAAAAGCGTTTCTACAATGAAGTGGCGTCAGTATAATGTTTTTCAGTTTCATACTCCAGAAATTTATAATTTAGGATTAGCCATAAGGGAAATGGCAATTGAGGCCTGCGAATACTATGGTTTGAATTTTAAAGAGCAGCAGTTTATGATGCAGGGATGGTTTAACATAAATAATAAGAAATTTGGCGGCAAGCTAGACTGGCATGATCACGGTCCAGGCGGAGCACCATTTTTCCATGGCTACTATTCTGTAAAGTCAGAGCCGTCAGTAACTCACTATCTTGTTTTTGACAAAGAGGTTCAAAACATAAATAAAGATAATCGTGCGATTCTTTCTGAAATGGGTCATCCTCATGCTATGGGAGATTGGGATTGGGACGGAGATCGAATAACTATAGCTTACGACCTTCTACCGTTATCAGAAATTCAAAAGTTTGGCCTAAACGAAGAGCAGCATTGGATACCGCTAAATTGAACAATGTAAAGCCAGCCCACAAGTTCTTTGATGCTTATCTAGACAATGATCTAGAAGATTTCTATAATTATTTAGACAATCTGACATCTAGTTTTTTAAACGATAATATTTTAAATATTCCAGCAGAAGAACTTTTAAATTTTTCTAGACAGACTGGAGCCCCTACACAGCTAGGAAAATATTACAATATTTTTTCATTTGAGTATCCTGGGATTCAAAAGCTTCAAGAGGCTATTCGCCAAATGGTTGACGAAGCCTCTGAATATTACGGGGTAGACAAAGATACAAAATTTTACCTTAACGGCTGGTTTAACCTAGACAATAAAACTGAAGATGCTGACTTTGGAGTGAACCCACTAAAAAATGATAGATTTTTTCACGATCACATGGGAGGCCAAGGGAGCCCAGTATTCCACGGATACTATTGCATAAATGCAGAACCATCAAAAACATTCTATGATGTAGATAGGTCTGGCAAAATATTTGAAAATATTAACAAAAATAATCGTGCGATATTGTCTGAAACTGGACACCCTCATGGAAGAGATGACTGGTTTGAGGAAAAGCCAAGAATTACAATTGCATACGACGTTACTCCTAATTTCTTTGGGGGTACTTGGATTGAACTTTAATAAATTAAAGTGTTTTATCTTTGGACACGACTTAAAGATACAGGAATGTCCAGTAACAAAAGCTAGACAGGAAGCTTGCTCTAGATGTTCAAATGATAGCTCTCACGCAAGGATGTCTTTTAAATGATAGTTATAAAAAACTTTTTATCTAATGAAGATGTTCAGACTGTCTACGAATACGCAAAGTCGTCTAACTTTCATACAAAAGAAAACCACCCACCACTTCACGACAACTTGTTTAGCCAAGATTCGATTAACTTTCACATTAGAACAAGGGGGGAGTTTTCAGATGAAATTCTAGAAATTTTTTCTAAGTACTCCAGAAGGTTTTATGAAACTATTGCCGAAAGCAACAAAGACTTAGAGTATTTGCCACCGATGTTTTCTAAGCACTATATTGCAAAGTATGTATCTGGATTTGGAGAGCTTCCACTAACAGACACAAATAGACCAGCTAAAACTCTAGTCGGCTATGTTGTTTGGAATAACAACTACAATGGGGGAAAGCTTGTTTCCGTAAACGCAAAGACGCAAGAAGAATCAGAGATTAATTATTCTCCTGGAGACTTAGTTATTTTTGAAGAGGGTAATCTTGAAGACATGAGAAAGATTACTACAGTATCAGACGGAACAATGTATCTTTCTCAAGCCTGGATGGGGCTTAAGGGACAGTCTTGGTTCCCTTCTGTTGACTACGACAAAGTAGAGTGGGATAGCTGGGAGATCAGGGGATTCTAGGTTTTGTGTGGTAAACTAGAGAAGGTGATTTATGTCTACTCCTTCTAGTTTATATGCTGAGAAAATCTTTGCAGAACATCCAATAGCCTTTTGGCCCCTTGACGATAAGGCTGACTATGTGTCTCTTATTTCTGAAACAAATAGAGATTTGACAATTTGGGATATTGAAAATGGAACCGCCGAAGCAATTGAAAGTATTCTAGACGAGCCTTTTCCAGAAAGCCATACCACAGAAATTAGGCCAGTAAGCCTAGAAGAGTCTTCCAGCCTTGTGGTAATTAGCCCAGACCTGATCAATACCTCAGACCTAAACGAAAATCTTTCAAATTTTTCTTTTTCTGCTATGCTTTATAGCAAAAGCCCCTATATTTCTGGATTTGAAATTGGTTACGAATACTTTGATTCTACAAGCGGTACACTTGTTCAAAAATTAAAATCTTTTCCTTTTCAAGTTACTGACAGCTGGGTATTTGTTTCAGAAACTTTTCCCTTGCCATCGGATAACTCCTCCATAAGGTTAGTAATTAAAGCTAACTTTTTTGATGGCGGCACAGTAGAAGATATATCCTTTTTGGCAAATGGAGTATCTCTAGGCCAGTGGTCTGAAGAGTTTAGCGCTACTTCACTTGGAGTTGTTCCAGTAGAAATTCCAACAAATATTTTTGGAGCACAGAACATCGAAGCTATTCCAGCTAAAGCCTATGGCCTAGAAGAGCTAGATGGATACTATCTGGTTAGAAACGGTGCTCTGGCTGCAAAAAATTCTGGAATCCCATTAGTTTATGGAGCAGCAAATAGCACAATGATTCAGCAAAGTGGTGGTATAGTACCATCTCTAATTATTCCAGGATTGGGATTTTTAAATAAAGCTGGGCAATATAAAGACTATACTTTTGAATTTTGGGCTAGAATAAATTGCGATACAACAGAAGAAAAAAGAATTTTTGGAAATATTCGTGGATTAGATGGTCTGTATGTTAAGGGCTCTTCAATATCTTTAAAAATTGGTAGTAATATCATTAGGCATTATGTTGGCGAATGGTATAGGCCAATGCTTATTCAAATAAGATACTCAGCATCATCAATAGGCTTAGTTATAAATGGCGAGCAGGTTGGAGAGCTGTCCATAGCAGCAGAAAGTCTAGAATTCCCAGATCCCAGCACTATTGCTTCAAGCTCCTTGACACTAGATAATGATTGGCTAGGATTTTGGTCTTATGAAGACGTCTCTCCAGTAGATCTTGACGGGCTTGCCATTTATGGATATAAAGTACCAAATCAAATGGCAAAAAGAAGGTTTGTGTATGGACAAGGTGTAGAGTTTCCAGAAAACATAAACAATGCGTACAGTGGAAGTTCAATATTTATTGACTACCCTTTTTCAAAATACTCTAAAAACTATAATTATCCAAGCCTCGGAAAATGGAAGCAGGGTGTCTATGACAACCTTTTGATTAATGGAAATTCAATCTCCTTCCCATCCTACAGTGTTCCCGCTGTTAAGTTTAATAATAGAACAGAAAGCGAGTGGCTCTTAAGCTTAGAGGAGGCTCAAAATGAGTCCGATTTATTTATCAAGGTAAGGCCTAACTCTTCGTGGAACTCCTCAAGTGGTCATTTATTTTTTGAAAGTGCAAATCTTCTAAATGAAGAAGTTCGAGGGCTATACGTAGTATGCAAAGAGGGGTCTTTGCCATCATCAGAACAAACACTTTTAGTTATAGAAGACAGGGCCTCTGAAACAACCTTTGAGGTCAAGCTTGATTCTGAGGGCATAAAGTATGTCATTAATGAAAGAGAAGAATCCTATCTTATAGCATCTAAAGGAAGGCAGTATCTGGCTGGTCCTGGAGAAAAGGGTGCTATAGCAATAGACATAAGGAAATTCTCTAATTACTATGGTGGCAAGGCTGCTCAATTTTTTGGAAGGCTGTCATCCCCATCAGTATATGTCGGAAGTAGAAAAGATTTTTCAGAAGTGTTTACTGGAAACATCTATAACGTAGGCTTTTGCTCAGCAAAAAATCTAAATAAGATATCTTCTGCATTTGGCCCAGATGGACTTCCAATATCAGATGATTTTATTGATGGATCGCTGCCCCATTTAAGCGTGACAGACGGTGGACTTTACAGTGATTCAGTTTTTCAATTTTTGTATGACGGAGGAACCCTGAAAGAATATTCCGAATCTGTTATAAGTGGCCACACTCCAAGCTATGGAATTGCTGTGGGAAATAGCTTATCTGGTTTTAACCTCCTGGTATCTGCAGATTCCTCTTGGCAAGACTATGTCCCTCTTTCATTTTTTGCTAAAAATGTTTTAGACTCAAGAGGGGACGAAAAGCTCGACTTAGATTTTATTCAGTTTAATATTAACTACCCATCTCCATCTATATTTGTGCAAGATGAAGAACAGGGCAGCTGGACCTACGAAGAGCTTCAGGAAGAGTACTCTAATCCAGTTCAGAGAAACTATGACTCTTTGGACAATCAGCTATTTACTGGGTATGAAAATTATCAAGACTTAAAAAACAAAGCCATTAGCTCCTACAAATATGACACATCTGGATCTGCTGTAAAAAGCTATATAACTTTTCAACTTTTAGAAACAGGGGCAAATAAGCCAGCTGAGCTTTTTGCGAATACCGAGCTTGCACCTAAAAATGGAATAGTCTCTCCAGGCGATAACTGGCTAAGTACTAAGTATGAAGTCGTAGATAATATGATAATCTATCCACCACAATCGGTATCATTTGAAGACATTGCCATAGTTACTCATATAGAGCTAACATCTCAGAGCATTAAAGATACTCCAGCATCCATAAAGTATTTAGAGTATGCGTCAATGTCTTTGTCAGAAACATCTCCTACACCAATTGGAACAAGGTTTGGAAATGACATTTATCCATATAGGAAAGATGGGTTTTACTTTACTTACAAAAAAAGAAATCCATTTTCTATTTATAAAGGCAGCACCCCATATCTTTATTTAACTAGAAATAGCGGCATTACTGTTAGAGGCGACTTTGACCCACTAGTGAATAGAGGAATTTCTGTACCGATTAACGAGGCTAAGTCCGAAGACTATAAAGTCATTGCTATGCAAATGGCTGTGAGATTCGATCAAGACTTTTTCCCATATGCCCCAACCAAGATATTTGAAATACAAAGCAAAAACTCTTACATAAAGTTTTACATGACCGCCGTTGATCCCAAAGGCAAAAGAGCTAAGGTTTACGCAATTAACGATGAGGGCAAGTTAGAAAACGGACTGTCATTCTTTCTGAATGGAAGGCTTGTCAAAGATCCCATACTAACTATAAAAGAGTGGGCCATGATTGGTATCAGGTTTGCCAATACCCAAGAGTTTGGTAATTACGCAGGGGCATTAAGGCTAACAGCACCATTAACATATAACAACATATCTTACTACAAGTCTACGAACCTGCAAGAGGTTCAGACAGTCATCGAAAGGCCATGGTTTAAGGTAAAGGTAGCAGAAACTACAGAATTAGAGTGGGATTACTGGAAATTCCCATTTTTATGGGAAAATGTTCTAGTAATTGCAACAACTAGCTATTATGGTGTTGATCCATCAGACATATATAAGATATATACTGGCACAAACAAGCTAATTATCGATGATGAGATTGAAATTAAGTTTGGAGATTACTCATACACGGTCGCTGAGGATATTGCTTGGCGTTCACAGGTATACCAGGCGGTATAATGTGGTATACTTGTGGTCATGAAAGATAAATTTGCAGAAGCTCTTGGCAAAGCCAGGGTTACTTTAGTAGAGCCCAGCGGTTATGCCTGGGGCGTATATGTTTGGAAAAAGTCTAACGGTAAGTGGTTTACTGACGGTAATGGGAATGTCCTTAATGTTCCAGCGAACAAGGGCGATGAAAATCAGATTGCAAAGCTAAAACAGACTGCAGCCTACTATGGCGAGGCAGACGGTTCTCCAGTCTTTTTCCCAGGAACTGCAAGAATTAGCGAAGAAGAGCATTCAGAGCAGATTGACCGTATGAAGCAAGGTCTTATTCCATCACTTAACGATATTGGTGCTGTAATGGCTGCAAAGAAAACATTAGAGATGTATGGGGATGAAGAATAATGTCTGAAGACTACTATATTAGAGATTTGGGGCTACCAGAGTCAGAGATAGCTCAAGATGATTTTAAGGCTCAAGATCCTTTTAACAAGACCTGGAATGACCTAAAGGGGCTAACTGGTTTAGAAAAAAACTTTAAGCGTAGGACAGACAGGATGTCAAAAGCCTATGATGTTCAGGTTCCAAAAAACTTAGACACCTCAAATCCAGTTTATCTGGATAGCGCTCTTGCAATTAACTCTGGTGTCGGAGGGGCAACCTCAAAAGAAATAAACCCAGGAACCGTTTATCGTAATGGCTATGGCATGTTTGACGTTATTACTCCACCATGGAATCTTTATGAGCTAGCTAACTTTTACGACACATCATTTGCAAACCATGCATCGATTGACGCAAAAGTACAAAATACAGTAGGCCTAGGATATGACTTCCACGTTTCTGACAGAACTCTTATGATGTTGGAGTCTAACGAAAATGATTCAGCAAGGGAAAAAGCAAGAAGACGCATTGAAAGAATAAAGATGGAGATGCGTGATTGGCTAGAAAACCTTAATGACGAAGAAGCCTTTACTAACATTATGATGAAGGTTTTAACTGATTATGAATCCACTGGTAATGGTTATCTAGAAATTGGAAGAACCACACGTGGAGAAATCGGGTATATTGGTCACATCCCTGCAACAACAATGCGTGTTCGCAGACTAAAGGATGGGTATGTTCAGATTATTGGAAACAAGGTAGTTTACTTTAGAAACTTTGAAGCTACAAACACAAACCCTATTACTGAGGACCCACGTCCAAATGAAATTATTCACTTCAAGCAGTACTCTCCGCTAAACACTTACTACGGTATCCCAGACATTATGTCTGCCGTATCTTCACTACATGGTGACCAGCTGGCATCACAGTACAATATAGACTACTTTAGCAATAAGGCAGTTCCTAGGTACATCTTTACTCTTAAAGGCGCTAAGCTGTCTTCAGAGGCCGAAGACAAGCTGTTTAGGTTTATGCAAACAAACTTAAAGGGGCAGTCTCACAGAACCCTTTATATCCCACTGCCAGGTGACACAGATCAAAACAAGGTTGAGTTTGAAATGAAGCCAGTCGAAAACAATGTCCAAGAGGCATCGTTTAATGAGTATCGACTGCGTAACCGTGACGACATTCTTGTTGCACACCAGGTCCCTCTATCAAAAATAGGTGGCTCTGATTCCTCAAGTATTGCATCTTCTTTATCTCAGGACCGTACGTTTAAGGAGCAGGTCGCTAGACCTCTTCAAAGGACTATCGAGAAGCTCGTAAATAGAATTGTTAAAGAAAAGACAGACGTTCTTGAGCTAAAGTTTAATGAGCTTACCCTTACCGATGAAATTGCTCAGTCGCAGATTCTGGAGCGTTATGTCAAGACTCAAATCATGGTTCCGAATGAAGCCAGAGAAGTCCTTGGCTTGCCACAAAGGCCAGATGGCGACGAGCCATTTGAGATGTCTACAAGACAAGCTGCAGATTCTAGGTCTAACCTAGCTGGAAACAGGCAGAGGGATGCTGAGCGTACAAACAACCAGTCAGACAGCCCTGCCACCATTTCAGGAAGAAATGCTCAGGGAGAGGGACGATCGTCAGAATAAAGTCTGGTATAATAGACTATTCTTTACAAATGTAACAATTTGATAAAAAAGCGATATAATTAGAGTATAATGACTATGTCAAAAGCGCAATGGGATATGGATGGCGACAACGTTAGGTTGTCTATGCCGTTCAGTAAGGTTGACCAGGAACGAAGGATCGTTTCTGGATTTGCCACACTTGACAATATTGACAAGCAGGCAGATATAGTTACTACAGAAGCTAGTATAAAGGCTTTTAAGAAATTCCGTGGCAACATCCGTGAAATGCACCAGCCAGTTTCTGTTGGCAAGATGGTTAACTTTAAAGAAGAAAAATATTTCGACTCAGACACAAAGAAGTTCTATTCAGGAGTTTTTGTTTCTGCATACATCTCTAAGGGTGCTCAGAATACTTGGGAAAAAGTTCTAGATGGAACTCTTTCTGGATTTTCTATTGGTGGCAAGATGAACAAGTGGGATGATGGATACGACGAGACAATGGACAAGTCGATCAGAATTATTAAGGATTATGACCTTGTAGAGCTTTCTCTGGTAGACAATCCAGCTAATCAGTTTGCAAATATTCTTTCTGTTGAAAAGGTAGACGGAGTTGACATGATCAAGGGCGAAAACCTTGATGTAGAATTTGAAAATGTTTTTTGGGATAGGTCGAACGGAATCGTTAAAGTCTCATCTGAAGAGTCTGAAGAAAGTCCAGTGGATGGGTCACTAATGAAAAATATAGGTTTCGTTGAAAAAAACGACAGCGAAAAAACAGAAATGATAAAGTTCTTAGTTGATAGTGCTAAAGGCATTAATACTTCTAAGATTAACAAGGAGGGAAATCCTATGAACGAAACAACTGAAGACGTCGTTGAAAAAAACGATGAGGTAGTTGAAGAAACACAGGTCGCTCCAGAGGCAGATGCCACAACTGAAGATGCAGTAGAAAAGTCCATGGACAACGAAGAGGCCAAATCCGAAGAGAAATCTATGGACGAGGAAGAGATGAAGTCTGCAGATATGGATGAAGATGAAATGAAGTCTGAGGACGAAATGAAGTCTGAAACTGCACCAGAGGTCGACGAGGTATCTAAGTCGGATGAAGTAATTGTTAACGCAGTAACTGAAATCCAGAGTACTCTAACATCAGCCTTTAGCGATCTAGCCGAAACTGTGAAGTCTTTGCACGAACAGGTATCGGAACTAAACAAGTCTCTTGGTCTTGTCAAGAGCGAGCTTTCCTCTGTAAAGAGCGAGCTTGGTTCTGCAA